GCACTTCTTACTTTGTATACATAAGAAGCTGACACTCCAACCCGCGCCGCTATTTCTTTGTTAGATTTCTTAGGAGATCGGATTAATGCCTTTGCTATTTTCTCGTACTTATTCAAAATCAAGCTCCAGTTGTTTATCGTTTGCATCGGATGGGTTAAGAATGTCTTGGATACTGTGCATATTCTTCTCGTTAACGATTAACGCTATGCCTTTTTGTTTCTCAATATCTTCTAGGTTTATTTGTTGGAGGGGGGTAGGAGTGTTCTTACCCGCTTTACATTCGATGCCGAAGAACTTGCCTTGGTAACATCCTACTATGTCTGGCACGCCGCTACGTCCGTACCCGCCTGTCACTGGGTAGAAGTAGTAAGCACCAAGGGCGCGTAGCTGCTTGACTACAACCTTTTTTACTTTAGCTTCGGGAGTCATCCTTTTTCCTTCTTACCTTTTTTTCGGGTTCTTTGTTCGCTATGGAATGGTTGGCCGTTAAGGTCTTTTCGACGCGAATCAACGTATCTTTTATTTCCGTTAGCGTAGACATCACCTCCATAAAGTCCTGTTCTTCTAATTCTATTATTACTTTTGCCATAAATACCTTGCAGAAACTGGTATCAAAATTTGTGTAATTACACAAATCTTTAGTGTTAAAAAAGAGGGGCAGGGCAGTCACGTACTAGCCGACTCCGAGCGTGCGGTTGAGGCTCCCCATCTCTGAAGAGCCGTACCCCTAAAGCTACATCGTGATAGTCGATGCGATTGGCCTAATGAACCTCATTAGCAGAGGCGTGTGGAGGCACTTCATCACATCCATTCTTTAACCTTGTACGGCACGTAAACATGAACAAACGCGGTACGAGGCGGAAATCCGTCGGACGCTATCACTCCCCCGACTTCCCTACCACACAATCAAATTATGTACTCTATGGGAGTATCCAAAAACTATCGATGCTCCCCTCGATATCTGGTTCGTAGGCGGTAAACCTAGATCCTACATCCTTGACCTGTGGCTCCCTTGTCGGGTGATTATCAAGATGGCATGGTTCCCAATTCTTGAGAACGGCTACCTTGCCTTTCACCCACTCAGGCAACGTATTGAATGAATCATACAACCCATCAATATTCGAGTCAACACAATCCATACCAACACACGTTATTTCGTACTTACCTGTATCAGGCATTTCCATTACTAGGTAATGTGTATCTTTCCCTATTAAGGTCTTACCTTCTGTTACTTCTTCTTTGTTGTTATTCGTATACATAGTAAACCCCTTCTCCTACGCGCACGCCCACATCAGGGATGTACGTCTCCTGTTCTACATTATGTAAGACTGACATCTTACCCATAAGGTCTTGTGGTATGCCATCCAAAGGGTACGTCTTGTGCCCGCGACCTTCTATGTACCCCCACGAATCGTTGCTGTCCATTGTAGCGGTCTGCAACTCATTCCGTTCAACCCATGCCATGACCATATCATAGTCAGTCCTGTTGAGTATACTGCTGTTCTTTCTACGTAACTCAAAGTACTTATGTAGATCCCTACCCAATGAATCGTTAAGCCATTTGTAAGGCGAACTGCGCCCAACCGCTGTAACTAGATTCTCCAACTCATCCAATAGCGGCTTAAACCCATCCATATTGTAACTGTAGGCGCTATTAAGGTATGGGCTAATTATCTTGTGGGATTCATCAAGCAGCCGATCTTCTTCCACCCTACGTGCGGTTCTCATCTTATCCCAAGTCATCTGCCCGATCTCCGCCATAGTCCAAGGACTCAAAGCCGTAGCGGCAATCTGCACCGCTTTGTCTAACTTCTTACTGTTACGCATGAACTGCCCATCCCCCCAACCATATCGGTTGTTCTGGATGGTACGAGAGAAGATCCAATACGTATCAATCCTAGTCTCAGGATCTTGGCGAAAGTCCCCGTACCCAATAAACCCACGCATATATGTCTCGTCTGGATGGTAGACCCACACCCTATTACTAGCCGCAACTTGCGTTACCTTAAGTCTAGGCATCTTATGTAGTAGAGCTTCCGCAAATCTTTTCAGTCCATTAGGGATATCGCCCCCTAAGATGTACGCCTTCTGGCCTTCGGATAGCTCACTAACCTTTAGATTGTTGTTTGGTAATCCCATTACTGATCTCCTTGTTATAGTCTGATACAAAATTGTTTTCGTTGTAAATGCGCTCCAGATAAATCTTATTGGTGCGGCACTTATTCCTTCCTTCCGGTGTCATGTTCAACGTCCCATAGTTGTGGGTATTGGCATGGCAATCTAGGCAAATCACCGTTACGTTTTCACGTAAGTTATTACGGTCATTGCCATCGTGGTGATGTAGCTCTAGTTGTTTTATTGGTTTACTTACACCACACTCTTCGCACGTTGTGCCGTGTCGACGAAAGAATATCTTCCGCATAGACCCTGACTTATAAGTAGAGTCTGGCTTGATCCTCGCCTCTACAGATACGTGCGCCCCTTGGCAATCGTTGGAGCAATAGATCCCTCGCTTCTGAGAGTATCGGTACATAAATATCTTACGACACTCTTCGTTCTTGCAGATGGATGTACCCCAATATTCAGGATTCTTTCTGCTCATCGGATCACCTCCCCTACTGGCTCTTCCCACTTATGAACCAAGCCACATGACCGATTGATAAATTGGTTGAACTTAGCGCGGAATGTCTTAAGGTCTTCTGGAGAAGTAGCCTGTTTAATCTCTGTCTCTGCCAAGAAACATACGAGTAGGGCTAACCCTTCTGGCGATTCTGAACCCCCTTTCGATACACTCTTTAATACCCTCCTAACTTCATGTCCATCCCAATTAGCGGTGCCATACAACCCCCCAATATTATTAGCATCACGCAAAACAGAAATAACACCGCAATCAATTAACACTTGCCTATGGGTGCGTACATACTCAGGATCATCTGCTGGTAAGATCGTACCCAACGCGCAGGCCCAATCCCAGAAGTTATCAATCCAAGGTTTAAGCTCTTCCTTGGCCCCCGAATCCACCCTGCTTCGCTTCTTTATTGGTGTGAATACATGACCAATATTGCACCAGAATTCTGTACCTTCCTCGCGCATAAGTATGATCTGTTTGTTGTCATCGCTACGATCAAACCCACGCTGCTGTAGAGTCTGGCTTTGATCCCACGTTGTCGCACCAACGTAATTACTCTTTGGTAGAAAGAACTTCTCACGCACTTTCTTATCCGTCCACGCGTATATGAACTGCTTACCGTTCTGTATATCAAACCCAATACTTCTTGGTAAGTACTCCTCAAGAAACACATACCTACTGTTGTGCGCTCCATTACCTGTACCGTTGCGGATCTTAATTACCTCGTTACTGATCCGATCCCCTGCCTCATTCCTACCCACTACACGCTCCCACACAATAGGCGCAAGCGCATGGATTTCTCTTGACGTAGGGGTTGCGTTTGGTGTACCCCACCACTTGAATACGTCATCCCCAAAACTGTACCCATCAAGAAACGCATAGCAATTATCACTTAGCATCTTGATCCTCTGTACCTTATACCTACGATTCCCTATGGGGCGTACGTCTTGCTCCAATGTATGATTCTTACTTATCATAGGCTTCGTATTGTGATACTTAGCCCTTACTGCTTTAAAGTTATCTAAAGATTCCATTTGTATTTCCTTGTGTTTATATACAACGCGCTTTAACCGAAAGCCTTGTTGTAAAAATTAAATGTCTCCACTACTTACGTGTAAGACCTTACCGTTATCGGGTGTAGCACCCTCGTTATCCACGATGCACCACAGTACTGGATGATCCCAAGTCCCCCACTCGTACACGTATCCATCAGTGAACACGATACTTGCGTTGGGTGTGATCTTATTATCCGTAAGATACTTTGGTACACACGTAACATCCGTACCACCCCCACCTGTGGGCTGTGTCTTCTTAGCCACATCATCAAGCTCATCCAAGCTATACTTCTCCGCTCGGGCTACTTGTGTATCCCAATACAGAACGTGTAACTCTTTTGGCTTGACCATCTTGGCAATGTCTACCACTTCGGATAGTTGCCGCCGCGCTTCCTCAATGCCAATCGAACCCGACATATCTATCTCGACACATAGAACCTCTACTGTCTCGGATATCGCGCTAGGGAAGTAATACCCTGCTCCTAAATACTTACGGTTAGGGGTCTTGTATGTAGACATATCATTCCCCCGACAATTGGTAACCATGAAGTCACGCATCACATCAAGCCAATTGACCTGTGGTTTAAGTAGTGCGTCGAGATTAGTCACATCACCACCCGCACCCGCCTTACCCGCTGTCATACATCCTTGGCGTACCGCTGTATCAATGGCTTTCTCTAAGTCCTTCTTCTCCTCATCGGACATATCTTGTGCGCCTTCCCAATCATGGTCATCAAACCCTACTGCTGTGTTTTGTGAACCTGTAGTACCGCCGTCGTCGGGTTGTCCTTCTTGTGGTAAGTCCTCACCACAACCATCGCCACCTTGCCCGGTCCCCGGATCATCTATACGATCCTCATCGTCACATTCTTCACCACCCTGACCACCTTCGCCCTCGTTATCATCGTCCTTATCTTCCTGATACAAGATGTCGAACACTTGCTTGGCGTTCATGCCTCGGAACTTCTCATCGACTAGCCCTTGGTAATCACCCGTAGGCATCTCGGCAAAGGGTACGTTCCAATCGGCCTTACCCTCCTTGCGCTTACGCTCCATAATCGATTTGATCTCATCCTCGATCTCAAGATTAATCACGTAGTCGCACGCCATGTTTGCAATCCTTCCATTCTTCTCGTACAAGACCTTCCAGATTTTAAGGTGTCGGTACACTTTATGTTTACCCTCATGGATAATTATGTATCGTAGATTCGCATCGCTAATAGCTTCGATCATCTCCACACCGTACTTCTCATCGCGCCCATTGGTACACGCTGTCGGTATGTTCGGATCAACTTCTCTACTACCGATCATGTATATACCTGTCATTGGCAGATACATCGGCTCTCCCATCACCTTAACAACGGCCTTGGTCAACCGCTGTTGTGGTGTTAGTTGGTCAAATAACCCCATCGTGATCTCCTATAGTTTCGTTACGTTGTTAGTAACTGTTATGGTGTACCCTAATAACTTAAGGTCATCCACAACCGATTGAGTTAGCGTCGGTCTATTGCCCTTGGTAGTCCCTGCTATCCTTGCGAATATCTTGGACTTCTCGCAATCAGGGCGTATGTGAGTACACCCAAATGCGTAGGTCAGTTGAACTTTAAGCTCCATCGCTTCCTTGAACTCCGTTTTCGTGTACTCTAACTCTTGAAAAGAATCCATCTCATATCCTTGTGTATCTACACTCATATCTGACCTCCTATTTCTGATCCGCTGTTGTTAAGTAGCTGTTCTTGATACACCATTCAGTGAACTTCTTATTGGTCATCACCAAGTGGTGTTCGGGGTAGTCCTTACTGCACGCACTCTGGGCAAACATCGCCTGTGCCTCTGTATCTAGCCGATCCACATAAGTCATCCACGAGTCAATCAACTCTCGTGTCATTGCCCCTAAGACCTTAAACACAACCATACAAACTGCCGGTGCGTCAGGGGGTACTTTCGCACCGTTAGGATCTGTCTTGATATCCTCCAGTGAGGGTAGCTGATCCGCTAACTGTACAAAGGTATTCAGATCTGCCGCTGCCCTTGCACCGATGGCACCGATGAGTAAGGCAAAGATCGTATCGCTATCCAGTGAGTCTTGTTTCATCAAGATGTCGGATGCCGCGTGTAAAGATCTTGGTGTACAGAACTTCGCTCGCTCTTCCCTTGGATGGAAGATGTAAGGGTTTTCCGATGGATCTTTAACATCCTCGAAAGACTGAAAGACTTGTGGGTACTCCTTAACAAACCCCAATACCGAGGGGTGTAACTTATTAGGGACACCGAAATCAACGATCCATTCTTCCCACGTAGGCTTACGTACCTGTATAGATATAACCGCGTTACGTTTGTGCGCTTCCATCAAGTCACCCACGTTCTCTGCACCAAGGTTAGTTGTACAGAACACGATGCTTTCGGGATGTAACTCGTACGTACCGATCTTTCTTTCAAGCATCACTCGACGCAATGCCGATTGAACCGCTCGGTTACACTTACCGATCTCATCCAACATTAGGATGATAGGTTGGTTGATGTGCGCTCCCAACTCTTCGTTAGTCAGGTAACGTATGAACTGACCCTCACCATCGATCATCTGTACGTTCGGGATCATAATGTCCCCTAAGTCCTTAGTCGTACAGTCGAAGTAACATAGCTGGTGCTTGGGTAATCTCTTACCTAATACGGGTAACAGTGAGGACTTACCAGTACCCATGTGACCTTCCAGTATAATTGTCCTACCTTGCGTATCTTCAGTGCTTGGCCCTATGTGCTCAATGGCATCGGCGCATTGTCGGAACCCTAGTGCGTATTGTGCTTCGTATGATTGCATTTTATCGATCTCCTTTTATTAAATGTCTAGTGATGGCAAAGAATTAAGTACGTCATTCAGTGCCTGTTTTGTTTGTGTTCTTACACCTTCGTTATGCTTAAGCATATCCGCGTTGATCCCACGTTCGGTTATCGCTTCACGTAACTTCTTATGGGCAACTTGCATATCCGCATTACCGTCGAAGTTGAATCGTTCAAGCACTTCTATCATGCGCTCTACGTGTTCAACCGCTGAGTTATGGAACACATTCCTATCGGGGTTGTTCTTATACCCACCCGAAAAGTCTAGGTCTTTGGCTAATTTACTTATGTGCTTAATCGCTTCTTCCCACACACCTTTCGTAAACCTATCAAACCGCTCTCGCTGTTGAGTGTCTATGTAGTTGGTCGCTACATCCACACCCTCTTGGGCTATCCTAGTGATGAAGTTATCGTCAATCACATCTATCTCAAAGTCGATGTAGAACTTGGCTATCATCTCCTCCTTTGGCGGGTAGTCGTTCGGGTTGAACAACCCACCGCGCAACGCCTGATCTCTAATAACCGCATCATCGTAACCATTAGCGAATGGCCCATTGAGACACTCTAACTGCTGTTGTTTAAAACCACTTATTGTCTCGACGTACTCATTAAGGTCATTTGATGGGATCACATACCCACCCCGCTTTGACCAAGGATAAGCTAACCGATAGTGCGTGTTTCTAGCTTGGCCTTTATGGAACAACACTTTGTCCAACGGCTCGAACCCTACCAATAATCTCTTAAGGTAGCTGTCGCTCTTAACCGAATTTGAGGTGACGTTATTAATGTCTTGGACTTGTGCCTTAGCCTTAAGGTCTTTTACTGTGAGTTTAGGTTCGCCACAATGTAGCTGTACCATTGCCATGCTCGATTGAATCGATGGCACGTAGGCATCAGGGATCTCGATGCTTTGGGGTTGGTGAATATCCGAAAAGCTCGGATAGTTATTTGCCGTATTTTCTTGTGTAATTACACTCATTCTTTATCTCCAGTTTGGTTTTCGTTTTGATCTTTCTCTAACTCGGCGTTGATTCGTATATCTGTTTCGGCATTGAAACGATTACGCTTTATGCGTTCATACTCCTCCATCATTGCCTCGTGTAGCCCTTTGTGCCTCTTGATAAAGGCAATCTCTTTTTCTGTCAGATTAACTGCTTCTTCAAACTCTTTTTCTATCTCGTCTGTCATTCTCTATTTCCTATTTACCAATGTGTTGAATGTCATCTTTCGGGATGACCTGATATGCGCCTTTGTTGTACGCGGGCGCGATTGTGTAACCGTCACTCTTAGGGTAAGACTTTACTGATGTAGCGTGAGCCTTGCCTTTGTGTGATGGATACGTGTCTACCCTGTATGCCGCGGGTAACTCTCGTCGAACCAGAGGCTTATCGTCTCTGACTCGGTAAGATCTTTTGGTGAGCCTACGCTTCTTTCGACCTGATAAATCGCAGCTCATATTTCCGTGAATAATCATGTGTAACTACACCCCCTTAGTGCCGATACCGTGTCTTGTAATTCTTGTGTCATTACACAAATTCTCCGTAAGTTATTGTCGTGAGAGCCACATATATCTCCCATTCATATATCTATTATACCATACGTGTCAAGTAGTGTCATATGGTGTTAGGTAATTGTAAGTAGTGTAATGTTCTATAATGTTCCATATTGTTCTAACAGGTGGGCGGGTAAGTGCTTGATAAATAAGTAATGTTCTAATGTTCGCTAAATGAGCGAAATTATGAGGGGAGGAAAATGTGCGAGAAGGGGAGAGAACATTCGTATCTTTTTTAAAGATTGAAAATGTAACCTCACTTTCTTTCTAAAAACGAACATTATAAAAATATTATATAAATATATAAATATATAAATAAATAAGAATAATACTTACCATTACTTACCATTACTTACCACTTCTACAATGTTCTTTTTTGCCTAAAAAAAAACGAACATTACGGAACATTACCCCCCATTTAGCGAACATTGCCGCCACACGGGCGTTTCGGGGCGAACATTACCCGCGACGCTACGCAGAGAACTGGTTTCAGTTTCTTGTGTAATTACATAAATTTCTTAGGGAGACGCGCCACGCTGTGCGTAAGACCTTATGCAGGGGGCGACGCTACGCAGAGAACTGGTTTCGGAGCGGTGGTGTGTGGGGCGGAGCAGCGTAGAGAACTGGTTTCAAAGGGAGCCGAAGCTCCCTGTTGGTTAAACTTTCCAAGTGCCGTGATCTGTGATCACTTTGGTGGAGACCCCGAAATAATTTGCGATCTTCTTTCGTAGGTTGTTTAGCCGGTTGTTGTACATGAGAGATCTTGTTTCTGCTTTTTTCCTTAACTTGATCTGAACTTCTAATTGCTGCTTAAGTAAACTTATTCGTATCTCGTATGCTTCCCGATCTGACATTATGTCGTTCATAGTAATTCCTTAGTGTGGGAATGCTCACGGCACTCCCGATTTGATTTAGATGATGTTGTTGTACCAAGCTAGAAATAATGCAAACGCCGCCCAAAAGGTAAATGCAATTGAACATACAATTTTGATGTGTTGGTTCCTAAAGAAGATCCTATCCTCTTCTTTCAATCTCGCGTGCGCGATCTGTCTCTCTGTCTCTGTCATTTTGTATCCTTAAAAATTTGTGTAATTACATAAAAAAGCGGGGATGCTCACGGCACCCCCATTTGCTTTACTCGTCTTCTGACTCTACTTCGTCGTCTGACTCTATGTCGTCAGGATCTGAGCCTTCTGAATCTGCCCATACTTCCTGAGATCCACCAGCTGCTAGGAATAGAAACCGGAGACATTCGCCCATCTCCATTTGGTCAGCCCCTTCGTCAGGATCTATCTCGAATAATTCATCTCTGAATTTCAAGATTGCTTCCTTCTGAGTTAGTGCCTCAACCTCTGTCTCTACGGCATCCGGCTTAGGTTTGAACGGCTTAAGGAAGTTATGAACCATGTAGTTGGCATCTTTCCTTATGGTCTGTACAGCCGTCTTCGCGTACTCGCCGTAGGTGTTACCGATCTTAGCCGGTGTCATAGTGCGGCAAGCTTGAAACACCTTATCGAGATCAAGACCGGAATTGATCTTGACATCGGATTGCATTGCCATTCCCAACTGAATGGGATAGATGAAATCAGATCGGCGTTTTTCGTGCTTATCGATTTCAGCCGGTGTCATCGTTGCCTTTTGATCTGACGACAATTTGGTTAGCGCAGCATACATTGCGTCGCCATCGATCACCTTGATCGGCGTACCTTCTTCGTCAGTATCTTCGTATGAGAATGTACCGCGAACGGCTTCTTTCCAATCTTCTGAGGATTGGTCGAGCTTGCCTTTATCCATTCCCATCTTAAGCGCAGCATCGAGTACTTCGTCTGTTAGGACATCGATATTGCTTGTTCTAGCTAACGCGCTAGAGAGTCGGTCATTTACAGTTGACAACTGTTCGTTTGATTGCACTGTGGCAGATCTCCCGTTAGTTAATGAAATGCCGGTGACGTTCTCGCCGCCGACACCTATACAATAACATAACACCGCCACGTATCAAGAAATGGCATTAGATACCACCAAAAATGTGTATTTACACAAATTAAGACCCTACCCGTACCCCATGCACCCGATACTGATCTGGGACTCCGCAATCTCCTAGTATTATTAATCTGTATGAATAAATCGGTATTTTCTGAGTTTCGACCCCCCACCCCCTCATATATAGGGAACACCCCCCTTTGGAGTCCCATAAGTAGTTGTAAAAAATTATTTTTGGTATATATTCGCGTTAACGGCTAACAACCTGCGACACATATATGAGTTTAACGATAGTCCCAGAATTGGGAGTTCCGTTTTCTCCAGAAGAATCTTACATGGACTTAAAGGTTCGCGCAGAAGCCGCTTGTAATACCGCATTAGAATTGGCAGAGCACGGATTGGATATAGAACCAACCAAAGAAGACAAGGACGTAGCGGCTAAATTGGCACTAGCCTACGCCGACGACCCCGAAAAAACCTCCAAGAAGGCGTCCTCTAAGAAGATTTCAACGCTCACGCCCGCCTCACTTATCCTAACTAACCAGATATTGAAGGAATTTGGACAGTCTGTGGTGGACAGTGCGGCCCAGATACGCCATTTGGTCACAAATAAGTTACTAATTGAGTCAGAAAACGCTGATCCCCGCATACGCGTGCGTGCATTAGAGCTATTAGGCAAGATTTCAGACGTTGGGTTGTTCTCGGAGAAGTCGGAAGTGACCATAACCCACCAATCTACGGACGATTTACGTGAAAAACTACGTAGTAAGCTCGAAAAACTCGTTAATCCGACCGAATATGTGGAGGATGCGGTGATTTTAGAGGGGGAAGCCATAGATGTAGACGAGGAATTGGGCCTTCCTGACGAAGAAGAGGAAGAATACGACGACGATGGGGATGATGACGAAGAATATGACGATGATGCAGAATGTCCGAGCCAGCCTTAGACTTTACTGAGGAAGAAGTCCAGCAAATGTTGGACAATTTGGACATTTATACGCCAGAAGAGGTCGCAGAGATCAATACGCTGGTGGATGAGCTTGCGTCACGCAGAAAAAACCAAGCAGCGTACGATGATTTGATTGAATTTTGCAAAAGAATGCAGTCGGATTTCATTGTAGGTAAACATCACAGGCTGTTGGCCGATATGCTCATGGATATTGAGCAGGGGCAGAAGGATAGAATCTGTGTCAACATCCCGCCACGGCACGGTAAGTCTAATTTAGTGTCAATTATGTACCCAGCGTGGTTTTTAGGGCGAAATCCCAATAAAAAGGTGATGATGGTGTCCCATACCACGGATTTGGCGGTAGATTTTGGCCGTAAAGTCCGTAATTTGATCGCTACAGACGAATATAAAGAGATATTCCCCACGGTTAGCCTAGCAATAGACTCTAAGTCAGCGGGTAGGTGGAATACGAACGTGGGTGGCGAATACTACGCCTGTGGTATTGGTTCATCCATCGCGGGTCGTGGTGCGGATCTGTTGTTGGTAGATGACCCTCACTCGGAACAGGACGTAATTAACGGGAATTTTGAGGTATTTGCGAAAGCTTACGATTGGTTCACGTTCGGTGCCCGTACTCGTCTGATGCCCGGAGGTCGTGTAGCGATTATCCAGACCCGTTGGCATATGGACGACCTGACAGGGCGTGTGACTAAAGACATGACGAACAATGAGCGGGCCGATCAGTATGAGGTGGTGGAGTTTCCCGCTATATTGGACACGACAGATAAGGAGAGTGGGGAGTCTATACAGAAACCCCTGTGGCCGGAGTTTTTTGATCTGGACGCGTTATTAAGAACAAAAGCGTCTATGCCGGTCTTTCAATGGAACGCCCAGTATCAGCAGGAGCCTACCGCAGAAGAGGCTGCGTTGGTGAAAAGAGAGTGGTGGCAGATATGGACTCCTGAAGATCCGCCTTCCTGTGAGTATTTAATTATGTCTCTGGATGCCGCAGCCGAGACTCATAACCGTGCAGACTATACGGCCCTCACTACGTGGGGGGTGTTTATGAATGAAGAGACCGATTCGTATAATATTATCTTGCTAAATAGTATAAAAAAGCGTATGGAGTTCCCTGAGTTAAAAGAGCTGGCGATGGATGAGTACGCTGGGTGGGAGCCGGACGCGTTTATTGTGGAGAAAAAGAGTGCGGGAACAGCCCTTTATCAAGAGATGAGGCGCATGGGATTGCCTGTACAAGAGTATACCCCTCACAGGGGGTCTGGTGATAAACTAGCGCGGCTAAACTCAGTAGCAGACATCGTAGCGTCTGGTATATGCTGGGTTCCTGAAACGAGGTGGGCTGAAGAGGTAATTGAAGAGATTGCAGGATTCCCGTTTATGAGCCATGATGACTTGGTTGACTCCACGGTTATGGCATTAATGCGCTTCAGGCAGGGCGGCTTTATTCGTCTGCCAAGTGATGAACCGGAAGAAACGGTCTACTTTAAACAACGTAGAGGCGGGTATTACTAATGGCGATTGAGAAAGGATTATATGCGGCACCTGATGGGTTAGAGGGTGAGTTACTGTCTAGGGAAGAGCAAGAGCTAGAAATTGAGATCGTTAACCCTGACATGGTGACACTCGATGATGGCAGTGTAGAGATCACGATAGTACCCGGTTCAGGGATGGAAGGAGAGATGTCCTTCGATATGAATCTAGCTGATGTGCTAGATGAAAGTGACTTAAATGAGTTATCTCAAGAGATTCTTGGTTCTATAGACGCAGATATAGATAGCCGCAAAGATTGGGCGGATACGTTTGTTAAAGGACTAGATGTACTTGGGTTTAAGTACGAAGAAAGAACAGAACCGTGGGAAGGGGCTTGTGGAGTTTACTCTACGGTCTTAGCAGAAGCGGCCATACGTTTCCAAGCGGAGACAATGAGTGAGACCTTTCCAGCAGCAGGGCCAGTACGGACTAAAATCCTTGGGGAAGAAACGAAGGACAAGGAAGATGCTTCGTTAAGAGTTAAGGCGGATATGAACTATGAGCTAACTGAGCGCATGGTTGAGTACCGCCCTGAACATGAGCGTCTACTGTATAGCCTTGGTCTGGCAGGATCAGCATTTAAGAAAGTATATTTTGATCCGAACTTGGGTAGACAGGTCGCTGTCTATATCCCTGCTGAAGATGTGATAATTCCTTACGGAGCGTCGAACATTGAGACAGCAGAGCGTGTCACCCACGTTATGCGTAAGACTAAGAATGATCTTAAGAAACTACAGGTTAGTGGGTTCTACCGAGATTTTGATTTAGGTGATCCGCAGCCGTTTCATACTGACATAGAGAAAGCCAAGGCAGAAGAAGGCGGATTCTCTTTAACTGATGATAATCGGTTTGCAGTTTACGAAATCCATGCAGATTTAATTATTGAAGGGTTGGATGACTCTGAAGATGAAATTGCAAAGCCTTACGTTGTTACGATAGAGAAAGGTTCAGGTGAAGTATTAGGCATCCGTAGAAATTGGAATCCTGACGACCAACTTACTTTAAAACGCCAGCATTTCGTACATTATGTTTATGTCCCCGGCTTTGGATTCTACGGGTTAGGGTTGATACATATAATAGGGGGGTACGCGAAAGCGGGTACGTCTCTTATACGGCAGTTGGTGGATGCAGGGACACTATCTAATCTTCCGGGTGGTTTAAAGGCCCGTGGCTTACGTATTAAAGGGGATGATACCCCGATAGAGCCGGGTGAGTTTAAAGATGTAGATGTCCCGTCAGGAAGTATCCGCGACAACATTATGACGCTTCCTTACAAGGAACCGAGTCAGACTCTACTAGCACTCCTTAATCAGATTACTACAGAAGGTAGACGGTTAGGGGCAATTAGTGACATGAATATCTCTGATATGTCAGCTAATGCGCCGGTAGGTACGACTCTGGCGTTGTTAGAACGCACCCTCAAGCCTATGGCAGCGGTACAGGCACGCGTCCACTACGCGATGAAGCAAGAGTTTAAATTGCTTAAAGCGATTATAGAGGAGTATGCGCCCGCAGAGTACGGGTATGAGCCGGTACGAGGGGAAGTTAGCGCACGACAGGCAGATTACGCGTTAGTGGATGTAATTCCTGTTAGTGATCCTAATAGTTCCACAATGGCACAGCGGGTAGTTCAGTATCAAGCTGTCCTACAAATGTCTCAATCTGCACCTCAGATATATGATTTGCCGCAGTTACACAGACAGATGATCGAGGTGTTAGGGGTTAAGAACGCGGATAAGTTAGTGCCCACGGAAGATGATGCCAAACCGACAGATCCTGTTAGTGAGAATATGGACGCGTTGATTGGTAAACCGATGAAAGCGTTTATCTACCAAGACCATGACGCTCATATCGCAACTCACCAAGCGTTTATACAAGATCCTATGATTGCTCAAACCATTGGGCAGAACCCACAAGCGCAACAGATTATGGCGTCCTTACAGGCGCATATAGCAGAGCACCTTGGGTTTAGATACCGCAAGCAAATAGAAGAGAAGTTAGGTGTACCATTACCGGCACCCAACGAAGAGATGCCGGAAGATATGGAAGTTAATCTGGCAAGGTTGGTGGCTGATGCTGGTAAACAGCTTACACAGGCCCATCAACAAGCGGCAGCGCAGCAACAAGCCCAGCAGCAAGCACAAGATCCTTTGGTGCAGATGCAACAAGCTGAGTTGCAGCTTAAAGGTCAGGAAGCGCAACGCAAAGCGCAGAAAGATCAGGCAGATATACAACTTAAAGCAGCAGAACTGGAAAGGAAGACCAAGAAGGATCAGGCAGATGCTGCGGTAGATATGGAACAACTTAAGTTGGACAGGGAAGAGCTGGTTATCGATGCGAAAAAATCAGGCGTGAAAATGGCGGCTGATCGACGTAGAGATAATACCAAATCGGATTTGGACTTACTTAAAGTAATGAATGAGGGCAAAAAAGGTAAAGAATAACTATGGCAAAAACCATCTTTGATGTGCTTAAAGAAAAAATCGAGGAAGATAAAGCCTCTGCATTAGAATTTCTTGGTGGTGGGGGAGCTAAAGACTACTCCCAGTACTCAGAAGTAACAGGTTTAATTCGGGGTCTACAAACCTGT